CTCCCCTACTGGAGGCGTCAGATTCTCACGCTTCTGGGTGGAGGACCGTGGGCCGCACAGTGATCTTCCCAAGTGGGCCTATTCGGTTCCTCATCCACCTCTACGCCTCTGTGGTCGGTTGTCAGCGTCCACCGCGACCAGAGATCCTGAGCAGCGGCCTCGGCTGACTCTAGGTCGGGCCACGTAACCCCATTTCGGTGCCAGCCGTCTTCGCCCGCTACGCGTACTTCCGCTTTATAGCCCCGGCTCATTTTGGTCCCTCCTTTCTATTACGAGCTTACCGTCATCATTGATGGCTAACTGATACGTTAGCAGTGTCTCCAATGTCCAACCCCCTAGAAGTATTAAGAGAAAGACACTGTACACGAACGTTACGAAAACTGGGTCGTTGTTACCCATGCTAGTTCGCCTTCCCGTCGATAGAATCTTCGATCCAGACCTTGCCACTCTCGTCGATAGCGCAGTTGCACCAAGCTTCATCAATCATCGACAAGGTTTGAAAGAAATCTTGAAGCTGTAAGAAATCATTACTGGCTAGAAAACGACCTAGCACATCGGCGGCATCTTTAGTCGTTTCGGCATCTGCAAGTGAATTGATGAAATCCAGGGTTTTGCCGGTGGCGATTATCCCGGTCATTACCACTACCGGAATCGGAAATGTCTTCCGCAAAAATTCCTGGGCCGGGGTGTCGTCACTGTCCTCAAACGGATGCTCGTTCGCCTCGTAAGCACAAATCATTTCTGCGATGTTCATTTCGTTTCTCTCCTAGAGTCGAGATTCAACGCGGCATTTGCAGCAGCATCATGTGGGGTGTCAGCTTCGCCTAGTCCGATGATGACGCCTTTGTAATTTTTGATTGAGCCAACGTAGGTGCCATCAATCTCATCCAACTGGACACCAGCGTAATAGCGGTTTCCCACCTTGTCGCGTACCGGATAAAGTTGCGGAGTGTATTTCATTTTTGGCTTTATTCCCATTGCTTTTCTTAGCGCAATGAATTGCTCGTCTTTGCTGAAGTCAGGTAGATCCATTTCGCTTCCTCCGGTGGGTATGTCCAATGCTATATAGACACGGTAAGCATACGTTGTCACACGCGCAAGAGTACTATCTGCAACGTGTCAGCAAACCACTGGGAAAGTGATAGGTAATCTAGAGTGCTGACATAAGATTCGGTCATTAGACAGTTGACCAAGATGGGGGGAGGCGGGTAGCTTCCATGTCCACCATCTCAGAAAAGGATTCTCAGGAGCATTCTTATGGGCAAACCGGAAGACAAGAATCCCCACAAAGGTGATTGGGCGATCCAAGCTTTGCGCGATGCCATTAAGGCTGATGGGCGTGGCGTCACCAAGTATTCTACACAGGTATTGATACGACCGGCACCAACCGTCCACCGCTGGCTGCGCGGAGCTACGCCTATCCCCGCAGTCGTTCGTTCATTTCTCACTGGCGAGTTCAGAATTCTAGCACCTCCGTTAGCAGAATCCACCACTGATAAGGAAGCAAAATGACTTCGGATACCTACCGGGAAAGCCTGGTAAATTTCAGAGGGCGCGACCTCCTCCGAAAAGCTATCGCCAAATATGATGGCGACTTGGAAGCTCGTAGTTGGATAACGGTGTCAGCCGCCGCCCTGCTGTTCGCTAGTGGCGTCACACTGGGTGCAACCCTCCAGATGCGCTACCCGGACACAGACCAAGTGGTCTTCACCGCTGTTTGCACGGCGGCATTCACACTTTTCTTTTTGGGTTTGGGAGTCTCATTCTACATGGAGTCAATCACCAACCGGCGAGCCAAGTTCATCGAAACTTTGGAGTCCTACATGGACGCCCAACATGATGTTGCCAAGTACGGCAATACGGAGGCTCACTAATGGCAACCCCAACCCACGCAGACATCTGGAAGAAGATGTCCACCATCGACGTTAGCGAGTTCGTGAAGAGCCGTGGTGTAGGGAACCGCACCCTCAGTTGGATTCCTTGGAGCGACTGCCTCGCCCTACTACAGGCGCACTACCCCAACTTTGAGTACGAGTTCTTCCCCGTCACTCTGTACCCAGACGGCTCCGCAGAGGTTAGCTGCGAAGTCACTATCGGTGACGTTTCGCGCCGGGTAGACCTCCCTGTCATGGATCATAAGTTCAACGCTATCGTTGCGGGGGCCGGAAGCTCGCCCTCAAGTCGCGACATCAATGACGGGCGGTGGAGGGCATTCGTGAAAGCAGTCGCCATTCTCACCGGGCTAGGCTTCCAGTTGTACCGTGACGGCTCTGGTGTACCGGTGCCCGTCAAGGCTACCAAGGCCACCAAGAAGGCCACAACGGAGAACAAGCAGACTCTATCCGAAAGGGTTGCGTTTTTAGAAGCCATTCTGGACGCCTGTGAAGACCACGGCGGTCTTGACGCCAAGACCCTTTCGTTGGGACGCGACATCATCAAAGACGGTGGGCCACTCGACCGTGTAGAGAAGGCCATTACCCACCTCCAAAAGGAGATCGACCGTGTCTAGCGAAAGCCTATCTGAGATGACTGACGAGGAACGCACATCGTACTGGAACGAAAAGGTGTCGTCAGAGTTGGTGGGCAAAACAATCACAGCCGTCCGATATTTCCACCAGCATGAAAGCGATTTTGAGGGTTGGAGTAAGCGGCCCGTGCAAATCGAACTAGACAACGTCTATGTACTGATACCCATGATGGACGATGAAGGAAACGATGGGGGTTCCATCGCGACCAACATCGAAAGTCTGATCACCATCCCAGTTCTTTAACCAAGGAAAAAAATGCCAGACGACAAAGAGTTTCCCACCGGCTTGTTTGTGTCACCTCCCCGGCCCAGCGCACCGGATTTTGTGAAAGGCCGCATCAGCATCCGCACTCAAGACTTTCTTGAGTACCTCTCCGAAAAGGATTCTGAGTGGGTGCGGATCGACGTTAAAGAGGGTTTCAAGAAGGATGAAGATGGGAACCCCAAGTGGTACGCACAGGTCGATACCTGGGTCAAGCCGTCAGAGCGTGTCGAAGAAAAGGAGGAGAAGGATGGCCTCCCGTTCTGAGTCTAAACTAGAGGGCCTCGCGGAACAATTATTACCGGGTCTGGTGCGCGAGATCGGAGCTACCCAAGACGAGGTCAGGCGGGCGTCCGAACGTCTAGGCCGTGTCCCGCCAGCACTGCTCCAAAACGGAAGCAGGGCAGCGTTAGACAGCGCGCGCGCTTCGCTCGACAAAGCGAACGATGACATTCTGAGGTGTCTACAAGCCTTGTACACATCCTACGACCGTGTCGAGGATTAAGGGCGAAGCATTACGAAGCCTTCATTTGACGCTGCCTTGGGATGTCCTCACCCCAGACAACAGAAGGTTTCATGCGGGCAAAGGCCATGTCCTGACGGGCCGCTACCGTCAGGGCAAGGAGGCTATCTATCTGCTTGCTGTATCGCAGACCAAGCCGCCACGCCCCGTTTTCCCCGTGGAACGGCTCAAGATAGAACTCGCCTTCTTCCTGCCGGACAAAAGGAAGCGAGATCCTACCAACCTCCTCAAGGGGCTGCTAGACGCCCTGGAAGGCGTTGTATACAACGATGACAAACAGATCGACGCCCTGGCATGGCATAAGGCCGGATTGGACCGGGAGAAGCCCAGAGTTGAGATCAGCATTGGCCTCCTCACCACATGAGCGGCTTCATTCTGTTGTCCCGCGACCTACTGGACAACGACCTGTGGACAGGATCGTCTGATATGCTTCGCCTTTTCATCTACCTCTGCATCTCCGCGAACTATGGTAAGAAGCAGTACACCTATTCTCGCGGTGCCATGACGATCACGGTCAAGAAAGGTGAGTACCTACGGAGTATGAGGAAAATCGGGGAGGACTGCGCGTATACCGGCAACAACAAACTTATCACTTGGTCCTCCAGTAGAGTTTCTGGGATGCTGAAGCAGCTAGAGAAGGACGGTCGCATAGAGATTCTAAGTAATTCTTCTGCACTTGGAACACATATACGCATATCAAATTACGCCTCGTACCAATCATTTTCAGCTTATAAAAAGAAGGGGCTTAGAACAGACGCAAAGAAGGGGCTTAGAACAGACGCAGAACAGACCGTCCCCACATCCTCCCCAAAAGTAAAGCAGTTAAAAGCAGTTAATAAGAAACAAGTGGCAGACCTGTGGGCCATCTGGCTGGAAGAGTTATCTCCCAAGCCACCCCACCCCAGGCTGACAAGTACAAGGGAATCTGTATTGATGGCACTGTACACTGAACAGCTATCTAGTAACGGCACCGATCCGCTGGTGCTGTTTAGGAAGGTTCTGAAGGCAGTGAAGGGGAGCGGCCATCATATGGCGACCAGATCTTATCAACTGCCAGAATCACTGTTCCGTAGTGAAGAACGCAGGGAAAGTTGGACCCACCGCGCTTTGGCAAAGGCCAAGGCGACCAACCGAACCCCGACAGTTAGTCGGGATTGGAGTGTAGACAAATGAGTACGATTCTGCATGAAACCAGAGACTACAAGATCTTTGGGTTCCACCCAGGCAACAGGGCCATCAACCCAGTGAAGGTCAATGATTTACTGAGGTCGTTCAACGAGAGGCATTACCCTGTGCCGATTATCGTTGACCAACAGATGCTGGTGCTAGACGGCCAACACAGGCTTGAAGCCGCACGGGCCGGTGGCTTCCCCGTGACCTTCTTGAAGTTGCCAGCAGACATTGATCCCTTCCAAGTGATACGGCAACTAAATGCTGACCAAAAGCCTTATGCCCTCCCAGATCACCTCAAATTGTATGTCGAGGATGGCCGGGTAGAATATGTGCGGTTCCTAGAAATCTACGAGCATTACGACAATGAGCTTGACGAGGCGGGCCTCCCAAAATCGGGTGGCCCCCACCGGGTAGTATTCACTTCGATGCTAGGACTTCTATGTGGTAGAGATGCTGTAGAGGGAAAGGCATTCTTGGGCCATAACAGCAACCCCTGGAACAGAGGGACGCATACAAACAGGTTGCCGGAAATCTTTAGGAACGGAGAGATGAAACTCGACCCAGCCAGGGGTATCGCCACCTTGGACTACCTCCTTGAGTTGCTGGCAGTCCTCCCCAGGCAGCTAATTCATGGGAATCTGCGCCGCCATACTTATGTGCATCTCAGAACCCGCGAATACCTCTGTAGCCTACACTACCTACTCCACTACAGAAACGCCCACGTTGAAAGCAAAAACGAGGCGTTCGATCCACAAGTCTTTCTGGCGCAAGCCCGTCTTCACCCAAAAAAATGTGAGAGGTCTGTTACCCAAAAGCCAAAGGAGTGGACAGATGCCCTAATCCACATAGAAGAGATTTACAATCACAAGAGAGGCGACAGGAAGTACACCCATCTCGCATCACTATAAACTCACGCAGCATCCAAAGATGGAGTATAGGCAAATGACCACCACCATGATGCACGACCAGAGCGCGGAAGACTACCATGCGGCACCCGGCGCATCGGCCTCACGGCTGAAGCTACTCAAGCGGAGTGCGGCCCACATGAAGCACGATATGGACAACCCACAGGAACCGACACCGGCAATGATCATCGGATCGGCCACGCACAGTGCCATTCTGGAACCCGACCTGTTTGCGAAGGAATGGGGACGCCTCCCAGAAGGCGACGGTCGTTCAAAGGCCGTCAAGGAAGCCAAGGCCGAATTGATCACCCAGTTCGGTGTCGGCCAAGTCCTCAAGCCAGATGTCTATGACAATATCTTGGCGATGCGTGACAGCGTTCTTAGCAACGCACTACCGCTTGACCTACTGGACGGTGCCGATACCGAAACAAGCCACTATTGGACAGAGGGCACCGGCACGATCAAGGACTTCAAGCAGCTTCATGTCGAATGCAAGGCTCGCATAGACGCGCTGCCGCGAGAGGATTCCATGTGGAACGACTGCGTAGTGGACATCAAAACGACTGCGAATGGCAGTCCAGAGGAGTTCCGGCGCAGTTGCTTCAACTTCGGCTACCATATTCAAGCAGCGCATTACCTGTCAGCCGCCGAACGTGGGCGATTCATCTTTATCGTCGTGGAGCGCGATGCCCCGCATTGCGTGGCGATCTACGAGTTAGACGATGACGCGCTGGAGTTGGGCCGCGCAGATCGCGAGTTCCTGCTGGGTCAGTGGGCACTGTGCGAGGCCGAAGAGGCCGCAGGAGGGCCGGACGCTTGGCCTGGGTTCCCATGTGAAGAGATCCAAGAGTTGTCGTTGCCGGGTTGGGCTTACACTCAATGAAAAACATATTCTCAGAAGAATTCTTCAATGAATGGGAAGAAGCACAACTCAAGCCGGTATCCGCGATTCCCACACATCTACCAACGCTCAACCGCGTCATGCGCGATGATGGGGGAGGCAAGGGGATAGCGAAAACCTCCGGGTGGCTCATGGTCGTAGGTGGCTCGCCCGGATTTGGGAAGTCAGCGTTCTCGCTCAACTTGGCGAGCGCAGCCCTCAACGCAGACCCACCAGAACCCGTGTCATTCATCAGCCTGGAGATGTCAGGCACCCAACTCGCGACACGCCTCTATTCACTACACAGCGGTACGGCTCTCAAGCTTTTAGAGAAGGGTGGGTTCAGTGAACTCGCGTGGCATGACACCCACCAGAAGTTCGCTGGCCTACCGCCTGTCTGGGTGCCCGACAGGCTCGTAACCGGCTGGGAACACATCATGCGCTATGTACAGAAATGCCATGATGAGGGGTGCCGCTACTTCATATTGGATCACCTCCAGTGCGTAGTGCTGGGTGATGACGAGGTGCTGCACCGTGGGATTCAGCGTGTCATAAGCGAATTGCGGGCGTGGGCCGTTAAATCCGAAAGCGCAATTGTTATCTGCTCGCAATTCAATCGGGCGACGAGTTCGGTGATGGAGACACCACGCAGTACCGGGCTGTTCGGGGGACATTCTATCGAAAGCCATGCGGATGTGATTTGCTTGCTGGATCATTCGCGCTACCAACGGGAAGGCAACACAGCCAAGACTTGGCTCTGCGTCACCAAGAACCGCCACGGCCCGTGCTTGGAGATCCCGGTCGAGTGGGACTACAAGACACTTCACCAGCGGGAAGCAGACGCTGACGAGGAGGAGATGTGGCCGACATGAGCGGGGAGGAAATCACCCTGTCGGCATCAGAGATGGCGTTCGCCGCTTTCTCTGGGGTAGCGCGGGAGGCTGCGAACCGGGCGGATGGCAGGGGACGGGCGGGTGGCTTCAGCAAAAGCGGGTGGGACACACACATCGAAGGAGCTTGTGGCGAGTGCGCGGCAGGGAAGTGTCTTGGCGTGTACTGGCCTCCGGGGATGGGCACGATGAAAGGGCCAGACCTACTCCACTGCATTGAGGTTCGGACGACACCCGGTCACAACCACCGGCTCCCAATCAAACGGACTGACCCAGAAGATCGGTGGTTCGTCCTCGTTACGGGGACCGCGCCGGTATTTTTTGTTCGGGGATGGATTGGCCCCGACGAGGCGAGGCGGGATGAGTGGTGGGACGACACGATTGAGTATCCAAATTGGATGGTGCCTCAGTCCGCGCTTCACCCGATTGGCACACTACTAGATGCGATACGCCAAAATGGCTAAAGACACAGCAAACGCCATCAAACTCCTGTCTGCGTTGGAGCTACTGCCGTTGGAGAAGTGTACCTCAGACGCAGCAGAATGGCGGCAGGAGATCGCAGACGTTATCGCTGACCTCCAGGGCAGGGGACTGCCCGCTGACGATCCGTTGCGCTATCAAGACGGCAAGCTGGTATCGGAAGAGCGGTATCAGAGGCGACTCCAGATTATTATCAACTCATGGCCTAGCTGGTCACAGATGTCCGACAGGCAGAGGAAGAATTATGGCCGGTAAGCAAATTACTCGCGGGGCCGGTAAACGGCTCGACGCATACGGCGAGGAAAAGATATTCGATTTGTATCTGAAGTATCGTGACGTTCGCAAGCTACTCAGGAATCTGCCACCAGAAGTCGGTTCGATGTCGAACGGGCCGTTCTACGAATGGCTGAAAGCAGACACCACGCAGGGCCGTTGGAATCGCTGGCAAAGTGTCAAGCAAATCATTGCTGCCGATCTGGTCGAGGAAGGGCTTGCTATCGTGGATGACGCAGACGATGGCAGCGTCCCGGCGGCACGGCTACGCTCGGAGTATCGCCGCTGGATCGCGGAACGTTACGACCGCACGGCCTACGGCAAACCGGACGCCCAAGTGAACGTAGCTATCGGTGTAGGTGACGATTTCCTGGCAGGGCTCAAGGCCGTCGAAGCCAAGCACAAGGCCAAACGCATTGAGGCCGAGGAGGCTGACTACGAGATCGTGGAGGATGATGAGAGTCTTAGTGGGGTGTGAGTATTCTGGGCGCGTCAGGGACGCCTTTCGTCGTCGTGGTCACGATGCCATATCATGCGATATAATCCCTTCTGGCGAGTCGGGCTATCACCACCAAGGCGATGTACTGGAGATCCTGGACGATGGTTGGGATCTGATGATTGCCTTCCCCCCGTGTACCCATATCGCCGTGTCCGGTGCGCGGTGGTTCAAGGAGAAACGCAAGCACGGGTTACAACAAGAAGCCATACAGTTTGTAAGAAACTTGTGGGAAGCACCTATCGAAAAGGTGTGCATCGAAAACCCCGTTGGCGTCATTAACCAGTATCTGCCGGATATGCCGCAGCCTCAATACATTCAGCCCTATCTATTTGGAAGCTGCGAACAAAAGAAGACGGGCCTATGGCTCCGCAACCTCCCACCCCTTCGGCCTACCGACATTGTAAGGGGACCGCTATCCAAACACTCCCACCTACAACTTGCGCTACCGGGCATTGAAGACGCGCCCCCACATAAGCAAAGCACATGGATGATGGGACCATCTCCTGACAGGGGACATCAGCGCAGCCTCACCTTTACTGGTATCGCGGAAGCGATGGCCGACCAATGGGGTGGGACCAAGCACATTGAGGCCGAAGAGGCTGACTACGAGATCGTGGAGG